AATGAGTCACCTTATATGACATTTGCCGTTGACGCAAAAAAGAAAGCTATTAAATATACTCCCTCGATTGTTCATGTTGATAATAGTTGTAGAATTCAAACTGTTTCTAAAGAACAAAACAAAGAATATTATAATCTTTTAAATGCATTTTATTCTAAAACAAATGTTCCATTACTTTTAAACACATCTTTTAATTTAGCGGGGTATCCTATAGTCGAAAAGATTGAAGATATAACCCATTTGGATATACCCTTTCAAGATATCTACTTACCCTAATCTTTATACATCTAGGGATATGGTGTATAATACTGCCATGCCATTAACAAAAGTACAATTTGCACCAGGATTTAATAAACAAGCATCTGCTTCAGGGGCAGAGAACCAATGGGTAGATGGTGATTTTGTTAGATTTAGATATGCTATGCCCGAAAAGATTGGTGGTTGGTCTGAGATTATGGACAAACAACTAGTAGGTGCAGCAAGAGCCTCACACAGTTGGGCTGATTTAGATGGTAGAAGATACATTGCTTTTGGAACAAACAAAATTCTATATGTTTATGATGGTGATGACTATTATGACATTACACCTTTTAATCCATCTTTAGCAAAAACAGGATGTGATATTACAACCACGAACGGTTCTAGAACGGTTACAATTACAAGTCCCACGAACCACGGCCTCGAACCAGGTGACATACTTACATTTGAAAATGCTGGATCGTTTACAGGTGGACAAACTGCATATACAGCAACAGACTTCGATGATGTATTATTTGAAGTACAACTTGCACCAACTTCAACTACGTTTACAATTTTAATGCCGTCAGCTGAGACAGGGTCAGGAGCTACTAACGACGGTACACTTGATTCAAAACCTTATTACAAAGTAGGTCCATTACAACAAGCCTACGGATATGGATGGGGAACAGGGTTATATGGTGCTTCTACATGGGGAACTGCAAGAACAACATCAAATGCAATACTAGATCCTGGTTCATGGTCATTAGATAATTACGGGGAATTGTTAATAGCAACTATTAAAAATGGTGAAACATTTTCTTGGGATCCAAACTCAGGTGTTGCCAACAGAGCAACCATAGTTACAAATGCTCCTACCAAGTCTGTAATGAGTATGGTCTCAGATAGAGACAGACATCTAATTATTTTAGGCACAGAAACAACTATAGGATCGCCTACTACACAAGATAAAATGTTTATAAGATTTTCGGATCAAGAATCTTTAACAGACTACACAGCAACATCAACAAATACAGCAGGGTCTTTTAGAATTGATAGCGGTACTAAAATTGTAGGTGCTGCAAAAGCAAAAGATTATATATTAATTTTAACTGATACTTCAGCTTATTTAATGCAGTTTGTTGGACCACCTTTCACATTTAGTATAAGACAAGTTGGATCAAACTGTGGGTGTGTGGGTCAACACGCTATTGTTTATGCAAATGGTGCAGTTTATTGGATGTCAGATTCTGGAGGTTTCTTTGTGTTTGATGGAACTGTCAAATCATTAGGTTCACTTGTTGAGGATTTTGTATTTCAAACAAATAACAATACACCAGGCTTTAATTTTGCAAACGGTTCTGAACTTACATGTGGATCTCACAATAGTTTATTTTCTGAAATATCATGGTTCTATGCTAGCGCAAGTTCAAGCTATGTAGATCGAGTAGTAACTTATAATTATGCTGAACAAACATGGACTACAGGAACTCTAGCACGAACAACGTATGAAGATAGCCATGTATTTGCAGATCCTATAGCGACTGAATTTACAGCTAGTTTAGCTCCAAATACTCCTACAGTTCAAGGAGTATCAAATGGTGCCTCAAGAGTTTTTGATCATGAAAAAGGTACAAATGAAGTTTTAGCAAATGGAACAACTAATGCCATATCTGCATTTATTAAATCAGGTGATTTTGATTTAGATGCTCAGGGTGATGGTGAATACTTTATCAAAGTAAGAAGATTTATACCTGACTTTAAATATTTAAATGGCAATTGCAAAGTGACTTTAGAATTAAGAGATTATCCAGCTAACATACAACAGGGATCACCACTTGGCCCCTTTACAGTTTCGTCAACTACAGATAAAGTAGACACCAGAGCTAGAGCTAGATTAGCTGCTGTAAAAATAGAAAATGATAGCACAAATGAAAGTTGGAGATTTGGTCAATTTAGATTTGATATACAACCTGATGGTAGAAGATAATGGCTAAAGTACAAGTATTTT